GTGACCTGTCATGTCGTCACGGTGGCCAATGCCGAGCGCCTGGCGCTGCAAACGACCGCCGATGTGATCGAGCCGCCGCCGCCGGTCGACTTCGTGCAATGGGCCGAGCAGAACATCGTGTTCTCGAAGCGCGAGGGGCCGTTCGAAGGGCCCTATAATCGGGACCTGTTCGGCTTCTTCGACGAGGTGCTGCGGGCGCTGTCGCCCGACGATCCGTGCCGCACGGTGACGCTGAAGGGCTCGGCCCAGATCGGCAAGACGGTTGTTGCGAACGTCTTCACCGGCGGCTCGATGGCGATGGATCCGGGTGACTTTCTCTACGTCCACCCGACCGAGGACAACGCCTCGCGCTGGTCGAAGCTGAAGCTGGTGCCATTCATTCGATCGACCGCGGCGCTGTCGGCGATCTTTCCGCAGCGCTCGCGCGACGGCGCGGACTCGATCCTGTTCAAGGAACGGCGTGACGGCCGCGGGGCGCTGCTGATCTCCGGCGCCAATTCGCCGGCCTCGCTCAGCCAGGTGTCGATGCCCCGCCAGGTGCAGGACGACCTGGCGAAGTGGGAGATGAACGCGGGCGGCGATCCCGAGACGCAGGCCGACAGCCGCAGCCGCGCCTACGAGTTCGCCAAGCTGCTGAAGACGTCGACCCCGCTCATTGAGCCGGGTTGCCGGATCACCAAGAGCTACGAGGTCGGCAGCCAGGAGCGGTACTTCGTGCCGTGCCCGGATCCGGACTGCGGCGAGATGCAGACCCTCGAGTGGGAGAACCTGCTCGCGGATCTCGACGACGACCATCCTGAGGACGCGCACTTCACCTGCGAGTCCTGCGGACAGCGCATCGAGCAGCACCATCTGCCCGAGATGCGCAAGCGTGGCGAGTGGCGGGCCGACAATCCGGCCGCCAAGCGCATGCATCGCAGTTTCTACATCTGGTCGGCCTATTCGCCGCTGCAGAGCTGGGAACGGATCGCCCGGGAATGGCTGTCGGCCAAGGGCGACCCGAAGTCCGAGCAGACGTTCCTCAACGACACGGTGGGGCGCGCCTACAAGGCGACCGGCGTGGCGCCGCCCTGGGAGGCGCTGCGCGATCGTGGGGCCCAGTCGGAACGCAAGGCGGGCACCGTGCCAGCTGGCTACGTGGTGCTGACCGCCGGCGTCGACTGCCAGGCGGACCGAATTGAATGGCAGGTGCGGGCCTGGGGCCGCGAGCGTCGCAAGGCGGTCGTCGCCTACGGGGTGATCCCGCACCACATCTCGAGCGACCAGGGCCGCGATGCCCTCGACGCCGTGCTCAAGCAGGGGTTCGTCAACGCCTACGAGCGGCCGCTGATGATCGACATGCTGGCGATCGACGGCAACGCCTGGACCGAGGATGTCTGGGGCTGGGCCAAGCGTCATCCGAGCTCGCGCGTCATCATGGTGCGCGGCGTGCCCTCAGAGTCCGCGCCGCTGCTGGTGCGGGTGAAAAAGGAAGTCAATCGCGCCGGCAAGCGCCTCGCCTACAGCCGGCGCTTCTACAACTTCGCGACCTCGGTGCTCAAATGGGGCTCCTACCGGGATCTCGAAAAGACCGATCCGCTGGAGCGCGGCTTCATCGACCTGCCGCATGGCCTGCCCGACAGCTACTACCAGCAGCTGACCTCGGAAACCCGCAAGGAAGTGCGGGCCCGCAACGGCAGCCGCGTCTGGAAGTGGATCGAGGACGGCCGCAACGAGGCCCTGGACACGTTCAATCAGGCCGAGGCGGCCTTCATCCGGCTCAGCGGTCCGACCCGCGACCTGCTCGATGCGATCTGGGATCGCTACGAAGCCGAGCGGGAGTGCCCACCCGAGGATCCGCAGCTCGATCTCGAGGATGCGATGCTGCCCGCCGCCAAGAATGGTTCCACGCAGGAACCAATAGCAACCCGCCCGGCGCCAAAGGCGAAGGGTCCCCGTTACGTCAAACGCAGGATGAGAACCAGCTGATGGCCGGCATTACGCTTGCGACCGCGCAGGAACAGCTCGATCTGTGGATAGCGGCCAGCACGGCTGTTGCCGGCAGCCAGAGCTACGCGATCGACATCGATGGCTCGCGGCGTGAGCTGGACCGCGTGCCGGCGGCGGAGATCCGCAAGAACATCGACTACTGGAATTCCAAGGTCATCGCCCTCAGCCGCCGCTCGAGCGGCCGCTCCCGCACCCGGTACATCGTCAACTGATGGCCGGGCGGGTCAAACGCAACAGTCTCAGGGGCCGCATGGCGCTGAGAATGAAGAAGCTCGGCCAGACGCTGGCTGTGGGCTTCGAACGCTCGGCCATGGCGCTCGCCGGCTATTCCTCGGCGTCGGGTGGCTACGATGCCGGCCGCCGCGGCCGTTCGGGTCGCCGCACCAGCAACTGGCGGCCGGGGCAGGGCAGTGCGTCTGCCGACCTGCTGCCCGATCTCGAGGATCTGCGCGGTCGCTCGCGCGATCTCGATCGCAACAACCCGCTGGCGCGCGGCGCCATTCAGACCAAGGCCAATGGCGTCATCGGCGCCGGGCTGCAGCTGCGCTCGGTGATCGACGGCGACGTGCTGGGGATCACCGATCCCGACGAGATCCAGGCCAAGCAGTACGACATCGAGCGGCAGTGGGAGCTGTTCTGCAAAGAGGCCGACTTCACCGGCCAGATGCACCTGATGGACCTGCAGCGGCTGCTGTACTGGTCCGGTACGGTCAGCGGCGACATCGGCATTGCCCGGCGCTGGCGCCAGCGTCGAGGCGAAACCTATGGCACCCGGATCGTCGCCATCGAGGCCGACCGCATCTCCAATCCGGGGCATGCCCTGCGCAACACTGACCGGCTGCAGGCCGGCGTGCGGATCTCGGCGAGCGGCGAGATCCTTGGCTATCACGTTGCCGATCGGCATCCGGGCGATCTGAGCGCCGGAGCGGTGAACTGGTCCTATGTGCCGCGCACCGGTCCAAGCGGCATGGCGCAGTTCATCCTCGCAGTGCGGGCGACACGGCCCGGCCAGGTGCGCGGCGAGCCGCTGTTCGCGCCGATCGAGGAGACCCTCAAGCAGCTGGGCGACTATTCCGCGGCCGAGATCAAGGCGGCGATCAACGATGCCTATCTGTTTGCCTTCGAGGAGCAGCCCTCCGAGGTCGATGACGAAGGCCAGCCGATCATCACCCGGCCCGATGGCGAGGCGGATGCCAGCGGCGAGCTCAGCCTCGAGGACCTGACCATCACCACGCTGCCGCCGGGCAGCAAGTTCAACGTCAAGAAGCCGGAGCGGCCCAATACGGCCTTCGACGGCTTCGTCAACGCCTTTTGCAAGCAGATCGGCGTCGCCCTGGGCCTGCCCTATGAGGTGCTCGTGATGCACTTCGCCTCGTCGTTCTCGGCGTCGCGCGGCGCGCTCGAGGTGGCCTACAAGGGGTTCCTGGTCGAGCAGGCCTGGTTCATCCGCACGGTGCTCGACCCTATCCGCGAGTGGCAGTTCACCGAGATGGTGGCGCGCGGTCTGTTCGATGCGCCGGGCTTCTTCGACGATCCGCTGAAGCGGGCGGCGTGGCTCGATCGGGTGTGGATCGGCCCGACCCGGATCCAGATCAATCCGCAGGTCGAGGCCAAGGCCGACGAGGTCGACATCAACCTGGGCACCAAGACGCGCGAACAGGTGATGACCGAGCGCACCGGCGGCGACTTCGACACCAAGAGCCGCCAGGTGCTGCGCGAGCGCCAGGTGCTCGGGTCCTCGGCGCCGGCAGCTGCCGACGCGCCGAACCTTGAGCGCAACAACGACGGCACCGATGACCAGCCCGAAGAGGACGACGCCTCATGAGCTTTCTTGCCCGCATCGCTGATACGGCGCTGAACCGGCCGCTGCTGATCACGCCGGACAAGGCCGAAGTCATCATTGGCGTCTTATCTGGGCGCATTGGCGTTTCCACGCCGGACGCCAGCCGCTTCGAAGGCGAGCGTGCCTTTCGCCGCGACGCCGATGGGCGTCCTGACGGCGATGAGCCGTTCAAGGCCTCGGGCGGCATCGGCATCATCACCATCACCGGCTCGCTGGTGAATCGCGGCGCCTGGATCGGCGCCAGTTCGGGCCTGACGTCCTACGAGGGCGTACAGCACCAGCTGAAGCGCGCCGCGGCGAACAGCGACGTGCACTCGGTCATCCTCGACATCCATTCGCCCGGCGGCGAGGCGGTCGGCGCCTTCGAGACGGCCGCCATGGTGCGCGAGCTGGCAGCGCGCAAGCCGGTCACGGCCGTGGTCAATGGTATGGCCGCCTCGGCCGCCTATGCGATTGCCTCTGGCGCCTCCGAGATCGTCGTCACCGAAAGCGGCATTGCCGGCTCGATCGGCGTCGTTTGGATGCATGCCGATTATTCCAAGTATCTCGAGAATGAGGGCGTCAAGCCGACCTTCATCTTTGCCGGCAAGCACAAGGTCGATGGTCATCCGTTCGGGCCGCTGCCCGAGGCCGTGCAGGCCGACATTCAGGCGGAGATCGATGCGGTCTACGCCCAGTTCCTGCGCACCGTCGCGGCCGGCCGTGGCGATCGCCTGGACGTCGATGCCGCCCGCGCCACCGAGGCCCGCATCTTTACGGGTAAGGCGGCGGTCAAGGTCGGCCTCGCCGATCGCGTCGGCACCTTTGAATCGGTCCTCACGGACCTTTCCCGCGCCGCAGGGCGCACTTCCTCGCAGAAAGGACATTCCATGAGCGAGACCAATGGCGCGCCCGCCGCCGAAACCTCCGCGGGCATCACGCAGGCCACTGTCGATGCAGCCGTCGCCAAGGCGAAGGCCGACGCCAAGGCCGACTTCGACAAAGGGCTCGAGGCTGACCGCAAGCGCATGGCGGCGCTCGACGAGCTCGCCGCGCAGTGTGCCGGCAACAAGGATGGCCTCGACATGATCGCCGCCGCCAAGGCGGATGGCAGCTCGGCCGAGGCAACCGCCCTCAAGCTGGTCCAGGCCGGTGTGTTCAAGAAGGCCGCCGTGCTCGAGGGCATGCAGGCGGATGACGCCACGGCAGCGGGCGCGCCATTGGTCTCGCTCATGG